CCTTGTTCACCAAGGCGCAGATCGAGGCCGCTGCACTGCGCGCACAGGTTAACAAAGAGGACGTGCCTAAGCGTTTGACATTTATGGAACTGATGTGGAAGTTTTTCATCCGCTGAGGCCGTGCATGCAACGTAGCTGCACCCTTGTCTTATGAACACCAATGACATTGCAACAGTCTTGGCAGCGCAAACTGTCTTTGGGCTACTGATAGATAACTGGTTTATCGGTGCCGCAATCGTCCTAGGCTTCCTGATCGGCGCTTACATTGCACGATCGAAGGAAGATTTACGTAAACTGATTCTGCCCACATTGCTGGCAGCATCTTGGGGCCTCGTAGCAGGCCATTTTCTAGCCAAATGACACCTGAACTGATCGCCACAATACTGGCAACACTAGTGGCGGTTGGTACTGGTTTTAGGACTCTACGCAATACTCTGCGCCACGACGATGCAAGCTTCACTGTCGTTGAAATGCTGCGCGCAGAGGTAAAGCGCCAATATGAAGTCAATGAGCGCCTGCAACACGGCTATTCTCTGATATATGCTGACAATATACAGCTACGCGCTTCCCTTGACCAAATCAACCGCGAGCTTCTAGAGCTCAAACTGCAACTGAACCGTACCAGGTACGAACTGGAGAAACTACGTGAACCTTCCACCCCTGACAGTCAATTCTAAGCCCGAGGTTGTTGCTCAGCCCGAGGCCAAGCCTTTTCCAAAGAACACGGCACCCTGTGACTGGTTCATCGAGCGCGACGATACAGACATGATCACGGCGAGCCATTCATCTGGCTACGTGTATGTCGGCACTATGGATGGCTTCAACAAGGCCATGAAGGCGTGAAATCGGTCGGCACTCCAAAGCCGGAGTGGTTGTCGATGAAATCGACGTGGGCGCGCAGTCGAGCAATCCTTGGCGGGTTGCAGTCTGTGCGTGACCACGACCGCAGCCCTTCCTATAACAACATTCTGTTACCATTCTCACCGAGTATGGACGCGATGCAGTACTCTCTGTTGAAAGCAGAAGGAGAGCTGCCTTGCATTACTGCTCAGTTCAGCAAGATCATTACAGAATCCCTGCTACGCAAGCGCCCGATGCTCGAGATCGAGGGCGAGACAGAAGATACACAGAGCTGGCTCTTGGATGAGCCGGGTCAGGATGGCATGCCTTTGGAAGCTACGATTTCCACGGCAGTGCAAGAGGAGATGGCCACAGGCCGCTGCTGGGTCTTTGTTGATCACCCGCAGGTGACAGAAGATCAGGTCGATGGCATGCTCCCTGAAGAGCGCGACATGGTGCGACCTTACCCTGTCATTCGCTCAGCAGAGGAAGTCATCAACTGGGACTATGCCTCTGACCAATTCGGTCGCCGGATGCTCAACTTTGTGGTGGTGCGCAGCTATCGGGAATACTACGCGGACGACCCTGTCCATCCCGTGGTACGTGAGGTTGTATGGGTTCATCGATTGAACAGTAAAGGCCACTACGAGGTTCAACAATACGATGGCCCAATCATCTCTGAACCTCCTGTCGCCGCAGGTCGGCTTATCCAGCCTGCAGCCGAGTCTGGTGATGGCGGGGGATATACACTGGTCGGCACCATCACACCGACGGTAGCTAGCGAGCCGCTGTACTACATCCCGGCCTGGCCCCTTTCTGGTAAGCCCGATCTGGCAGACCCGCCACTGATGCCTCTTATTGAGAAAGAAATTGGGCTCTACAACAAGATGACGCGGCGTAATCATTTGCTGTATAACGCAGCAACCTTTACTCCGGTCATTTGCGCTGACATTACGAAAGAGCGCTTTGACGAGATTGTAGGCGCAGGTTTGGGCTCCTGGATATTGCTGCCTGAGCCCGTGCACGGTGGCAAGGTTATTGACAAGCTTGAGACTCCGACGGAAGCCCTGTCCGACTATGATCGGTCTATCGCTGCTGCCATTGATGAGATGGCCAAGCTGGGTGTCCGCATGTTGGCCTCTGAGTCAAGCCAAAGCGGTATCGCCTTGGAGATTCGCAACGCAGCTCAGACAGCCCAACTAGGCGCCATGAGCACCTATGTTGCAGCCACCTTCCGGCAAGTCTTCCGGTGCATGATCCACTGGCGCACAGGTGTGCAACTGCCGCTGACCGCTATCAAGTTCAATCTGTCAACTGAGTTCCTGTCCACTCTGCGCGATGTAAACGCCCTGCGCCTCGTCACTGAATGGTACGAGAATGGGCTGGTACCGCGTGAAGTGTTCCTGCACATTCTGGCCAGTAACGACTACCTGCCAGATGGCTATAATGATGAAGAAGGACAACGTGATATGCGTAAACGCACCGATCTGCCTCCTCTGGAGCCATGACGAACGCCAACACAAAGATCCTTGATTCGACTGTCGATCGGGCAGCCATGTTGCGTCTGTATGAGCAACGGCTGACCCGCGAGACGGCGGCGATTGCCGCTGAGCACAATAGCCGAGTCAGGCAAATCATTATCAATGGGAAGAAAATCCCGAAACTGCTAGAAGATGAGGCCCTGCGTTACGCACGCGAGGGCTTCCTTCATTCCAAGAAGAATTTCCTGCGACTTGCGGCTGATCAGCTCAGCTACACTTACCAGTCAATGGAGGCAACTATCGGGGCGATCTGGCGCACTCAGAAACCACGCATTGTGGCAGCTGAGCTTGTGCTAGATCGCCCCATTTTTTCGGAAAAAACGCTAGAAGGCTTCTGGGGCGATCTCTCACTGGCGAACAAGCGTCGCATCGAGCAGGCCATACGTAATGGCGTGGCTGAAGGTCTCACAATGGAGCAGATTGCCTTGCAAGTTCGTGGGCTCGGCAAGATGTCCATGAACCAGAGCAAGGCCATCACCATCACAGCGATGACCTCTGTGGTGGCCCAGGCAGATCGCGAAGTATATCGCGCCAACAGCAAGGCATTGCGCGGGTATCAGTATGTGGCAATCCTTGACGACCGCACAACTGACATCTGTGCTGCCAGAGACGGACACATATATGACATTGAAGATACGGCCACCTTCCGCCTGCGCATTATCGCTGCCGCAGTAAAACTGTACCAGTGTTTCGATCATGGGAAGACCTTGCCCAGCTCGAAGGCGCAGCCGAAGTTCGCAGGCGAAACCTTGAGAAGCTGACAGAGGAGCAGAAGGCTTACTATGATGGTATGACGCCACTGCGCGAAAGCTACAGTGACTGGCTGCGTCGCCAACCATTATTGATACAGAGGAAGCACTTGGGTGACAAGGCGGATCTGTTCAATAGAGGCCAGCTACCTCTGTCCAAGTTTATTGGCGAAGGGCGTGAGCTTTCTCTGGCACAGTTGCGTGCCAGCGGTTATCAGCTTGATGGAGACACGGTGAAGTTTGCCCGTGCCAAACAGAAGCTAGATGAGCTCAAGCTGCCCTATGCCACTCCTGACGACATTACTGATGTAAATGCACTGGCAGAGTACTTCACACTGCAAGCTGGCGACCTTGAGGGCAACCTTTCATTGACAAACTATCGCGGCATCCAGCCGCATGTCAAGAAAGCTACCAAGCGCAGAGTCATCGAAGCACCACCGCGTGAAGACCAAGTAAGGTTCAACCCTGTTTCTGGCCGCTACGAAGACAGCCGCTTTTACCAGCCCAACTTCGCTGTCCATGCGAACGTCCGTCGATTAGCCGAGGAATTGCCAGCGCGAGATCGAGACCTTCTGTTCCAACTGGACCGCAAGCTTGAGCAGCGGATGTCGCTCAACGAGCGGACAGTGGTCATGGATAACATGCGTAACCTAATCGGGCGCTACAGGAAGAATCCACAAGCCTGGGGCAACTTCAAGGCGCTATCTAATAGCCAGATGAAGTTCGACCTGATGAACATCTCTGATTCAATCGAGTCGCAACTGCGCAGCGGTGTCGATCCATTGAAGAAGCTACTCGATGCCAACTACATTGACCCTGTTCTAGGTCGCATCCAGCTGCAGCAAATCCATGACGGATTCGCAAGCAACATCATGGCGAAAAATAAATGGGAAGACACTGTCGCCCCCAAGATCGCTAAGGAACTGAGGACGGTGTTTGACAGGCATTTGCTGGTGCGGCATCCAATCATCTGGGAGCGCCTCGACGACAAGAAGATGCGCCAGTTCTATCTAAGATTTGCCAATCGGCTGGCCCTGGCCGACACGCCAGACCTTGACGCACTATCTGTTCAACTAGGACGCGAGCTGTATCAGCAAGCTGCAATCAACGGAGACCGCTATAAGTGGTACGCGCTGGGAAAATCAATTCTGGAAGCGCCGGGGGCCAAGAAATTCTACAAGCTCGAAACATTCGGTGTTCAGAAGCGACGTATGCGTAGTCGCATGAGTGGGCAGTACTTTGGCCCATACTATGACACACAAGTGTGGAACATCCAGATCACAGACAAGCGCATCCGGGAGTACTCACAACTGACACGAAAGGTTGACCTGGGACTGCGCGTGGCAGTGACAGATGAGAAGAGCAGACTGTGGTTCCGCCCTGGCTACAAGACTTACTTCCTGAAGACCAAGCTTGGGTACTACGACACGCGCATTCCAATCACGAGCACAAGCTCCTTTTCTGACTTCCCGACTGCCCTTGTAGATAAGCCACTGACTGATGCTCTGAACTGGGCAGCTGGTGCTAAGTACAAGGTCGACGGGGATTTCTATGACTTTATCGAGAAGCTGCTTTACTTCGAAGATGACAAGGGCAAGGCCAAGTACTACAATGGACTGAACGAGTTTAGGCATTACTTTGCCAGTCGCTCTGACACATATGAGCGAATGAAGGCGATGGAATGGCTTAGACGAGGCGATAAGTCCTTCTCGAACCATCCCTTTATTGACCATCGTGTGCGCATTTATGACAGAGGTCTGGTATCGCCACAAGGGGGCGAATCGTTTAAATTAGACGCCTTACAGAGTAATCTGTATTGAACAATCGGGTGAATTCAGGGGAACTCCTGCGTTAGGACAATCCTGAGCCAAGCACAACAGGGATGTTGTGAAGGTGCAACGACCAAGACATACCTTCTAGTCCAGAAGATGAAGTCTGTAGGCCGCAAGTGCGGTCGAAGCGCCCGACACCCTTCGGGGTGATGATATGGTCTGGTCTGTGCAGTAATGTACAGAAGTGCTTGCGAGGCACACTTGGAAAAATTTATGTGGAAACATGTATCTGCAAACTACCCAGACTTCCCGCGCAGCCCATTCGGAGGGCCGATGCGAAAGAAGCTCACTGGCGCCGATATCCCTGAGATACGTGAGTTACACAAACTGGGTGTAAGTTTGTCGGAAATCGGCAGAATTAAAGGCGTACACAGCGCCACTATCTCTGAGATCATCGCAGGTAAGACCTGGGTGAATTATTAACCTAACCTCGCAACACTGGCAGAGCCTAACGCACTCTGTCTAACACAACGTCGACCCTTCTTGTCAACAGAAAAAGACTTTGCCTTCAGTAAAGAGGCATTCGACAACCTTCAAGACCAGATAGGGTCATTCCTTGGTGGCGCTTCCGAGGCACTGGAAGGTCGCCACGATTCATTGACAATCGTGGGCCGCCAAAAGATTGCCGAACACTGGCGCCCTGAGCTAATCAAGATCGGCAATGCCATGTTGCGCAAGAAGCCTGCAGACATCCGCTTCATTCTGGAGCACAAGCTCGTGCAAGAGATCGAGGGCGAAGAACTGGCCAAGCTGTATCGACTGGCACTGGAGTCTGCAAAGATTGACAATGCAGTGCAAGGTGTGTATACGGCAGAGACATTGTCAAAGTACCGCACAGCCTTGGCTCTAGAGCAAGACGCCAGCAGTTCGGGTGCCCAGATCATTGCCCTTACTACGAAGAACAAAGAGCTAGCTGAGCTGTCCAACGTAGTGCCAACCTTGCGTAAAAAGCGCCTATACGACGAAATCGCCCAGCTTACGTACGATGACCCGCGCTTCAAGGCCATCAATGAGCGACTTGGCTTGTCCCTGAAAGATCTGCAAAAGGGCGCCAAAGCAGGGAACATGGTTTCCTTTTACGGCGCTGGTGAAAGAACCCAGGCTCTTAACGTTGAAGGAAAGTTGGCAAAGGCCCTAGGCAAGCAAGAGGGCACCCTCGTGGTCAAGGCTCGTGACCGTGACGCTGTCCTTGGTGAGATCAGCGCTCAGGCAGCGAAATACAAACGCTTTGCCCCTGACGTGGCAGACGAGCTGCAGCTGCTACGCAAACAAGTGAAAGATGTATTTGACAAAGGGCTGGACCCTGGTGATGCTCTCATGGAGGAGCTGTGGTTCTTGTCTCCGGAGTCCCGTACTTTGGTCGAGCGCATGACGCGCCAGTATGACAAAGTCGTGACACCTAATGACTTCAAGTCCATTGCCAAAATCATGTCAGAGCACTTGGGCAACGAGGTGCCGATTCTGAAGTCATTTACGCGGTTCTACGGAAGGCTTGCAGAGGACTACTTGCTCACTGCAAAGCCAAAGTCTGCTGACTTCGATTGGAAAGCCATTGGGCGATATTACTTGTTCGGCGGTAAGCGCTCCAAGGAACTCCGTATTCCTTCTCTGTTGGCCAAGCAACTGGGCATCAAACCTGGCACTAAGGTCAAGGAAGAGCTCTTCAAGCGACTGGGCTGGTTGCCCGAATCAGGCACACTCCATGACATTGTCTTTGGCGTTAGTGATAGCAAGACGCGTCGAATGGGTGGCAAATATTTGAAGCTTGAGATTGCCCAACTAAAGACGCTATTCGAGGTCAAGCTTTTCCACGCCAATAAACTGCCCAAGCGCTGGACCAATGTGCCGAGCGTAAACTTTGACGGCAAAGTAATTGAGCAAAACTTCACCCAAGTATTTGAAGAGAAACTGGTCTACAAGGATGCCTTCGGTAATTGGCAAACAAATATCATCCAAGTTCCGCAACGAAGCTCCGCCACATGGTGGGAGCAGGTAATCGGAGCAGATGGTAAGATGCAGGACATCGCCGATGTCTCAGGAGCACGCACAGCCTTTGGCGTGAATGCGAACCACAGTAATGACGCAATAATTGTAAAGCGGCTACATCTCTGGGGGCGCGACAACAATGTCAGCACCAGTACGATCCATGACGCTTTCTTCACCTCGGCATCTGAAATGCTTCGAGCGCGCGATGCGTTGCGCAGTATTTACGCAGAAACACTGTCCAGCAACCCGCTGCTGCAAACACTTGCAGAGATGCGGGCCAGAGGTTTGCCAGAGGAATTGTACCAGAAATATCTAACAGAGGCTATTGAGACTGGCCTAATTCCTGTGCCTAGGCGCAGCAGAGTTGGCGGAAGGCTCCTAACAGAAGAAGATATACTTCGCAAAGAAGACATCATGAAGAGGGTGCCACCCGGTTTCAAGAGTAATTTTGGATGGTATGGCGTAGGTTGATTCAGCATTATTTTCTATGCAATGCGCACACATTGTGTGGAAAACGGTGATCCTCGTGTCCGACGCTATCGCTAACCAGATAACTTTAATTAATTGCAATCTCATTGCCA